ATGCTCACCGTTAAGCAGATTGAAGCAGCAAAGCCGAAAGAAAAACCATACCGCCTTCTCGATGGTAATGGACTGTACCTTTATGTCCCTGTATCCGGGAAAAAGGTATGGCAGCTTCGCTACAAGATTGACGGCAAGGAGAAAATCCTGACCGTAGGAAAATATCCGCTAATGACTTTGCAGGAGGCAAGAGATAAAGCATGGACCGCGAGGAAAGACATCTCGGTTGGCATCGATCCGGTAAAAGCGAAAAAGGCTTCGTCTAACAACAATTCCTTTAGTGCGATTTACAAGGAATGGTACGAGCACAAGAAGCAAGTCTGGTCAGTAGGCTATGCAACTGAACTTGCAAAAATGTTTGATGACGACATTTTACCTATCATCGGCGGCCTTGAGATTCAGGATATTGAGCCGATGCAACTGCTGGAAGTAATCCGCAGATTTGAAGATCGCGGCGCAATGGAGCGAGCCAACAAAGCACGCAGAAGATGCGGCGAGGTTTTCCGTTACGCTATTGTCACTGGTAGGGCTAAATATAACCCGGCACCTGACCTTGCTGACGCCATGAAGGGATACCGCAAGAAGAACTTCCCGTTTCTTCCTGCAGACCAGATCCCGGCATTCAACAAAGCACTGGCAACATTTTCAGGAAGTATCGTATCGCTCATTGCGACCAAAGTTTTACGCTACACAGCCCTAAGAACGAAAGAGCTTCGTTCCATGCTATGGAAGAACGTCGATTTTGAAAACAGGATTATCACCATCGACGCCAGTGTGATGAAGGGACGCAAAATTCATGTGGTCCCGATGTCAGACCAGGTGGTTGAACTTCTCACTACGCTAAGCTCCATCACCAAACCAGTATCAGAGTTTGTTTTTGCCGGACGCAACGATAAGAAGAAGCCAATCTGCGAGAACGCGGTGCTACTTGTGATCAAACAAATCGGCTATGAGGGTCTGGAAAGCGGTCACGGATTCAGGCATGAATTCAGCACGATTATGAACGAGCACGAATGGCCTGCTGACGCTATTGAAGTGCAACTGGCACATGCCAATGGCGGATCTGTGCGCGGGATTTACAACCATGCTCAGTATCTCGATAAGCGCAGAGAAATGATGCAGTGGTGGGCGGACTGGCTTGATGAAAAGGTGGAGTGATCCACCTTAACCACTATCGAAGAGCACAAAGCCTTGCAATCCAGTACAAAACTTTGTTTGTCTCATCAACTACCGCAAGTATCGATCGATTGAGACTTGGATGATAGACTTCATGCCTTTGATTATTAGCTGATAGAAGAAATGTTAAAGCTATTTGCAAAGTACACCTCTATTGGTGTGCTGAACACCCTTATACACTGGGTGGTTTTTGGTGTTTGTATCTATGTCGCGCATACAAACCAAGCTCTTGCAAACTTCGCAGGTTTCGTTGTGGCTGTGAGCTTTAGCTTCTTCGCGAATGCAAAATTCACATTCAAGGCATCGACTACAACGATGCGCTACATGCTATATGTTGGGTTCATGGGGACACTGAGTGTTACTGTTGGATGGGCTGCTGATAGATGCGCACTTCCCCCGATGATAACTCTTGTCACCTTCTCCGCCATCAGCCTGGTGTGCGGTTTCGTCTATTCAAAGTTCATTGTCTTTAGGGATGCGAAATGAAGATATCTCTTGTAGTTCCTGTCTTCAATGAAGAAGAAGCGATACCAATTTTTTATAAAACGGTACGTGAATTCGAAGAATTGAAGTCATATGAAGTGGAAATTGTTTTCATAAATGACGGCAGCAAAGACGCTACAGAGTCAATAATTAATGCTCTGGCTGTTTCAGATCCTCTAGTTGTTCCGCTGTCATTTACACGAAACTTTGGTAAAGAACCAGCATTGTTTGCAGGGTTAGACCATGCAACAGGTGATGCCGTTATTCCTATTGATGTTGACCTGCAAGACCCGATTGAGGTCATTCCTCATCTGATTGAAAAGTGGCTAGCAGGTGCTGACATGGTGCTTGCTAAACGATCTGACCGCTCAACGGATGGCAGACTGAAGCGAAAAACGGCTGAGTGGTTCTATAAGCTCCACAATAAAATAAGCAATCCGCAGATAGAGGAAAATGTTGGAGATTTCAGGCTGATGTCTCGCGAGGTAGTGGAGAATATTAAGATCCTGCCAGAACGCAATCTTTTCATGAAAGGTATTCTTAGTTGGGTTGGTGGGGATACAGATGTTGTTGAGTATGTCCGCGCTGAGCGTGTAGCTGGCAGCACGAAATTCAATGGGTGGAAATTATGGAATCTGGCGATAGAAGGAATAACCAGTTTCTCAACCTTCCCCTTGCGAATCTGGACGTATATCGGCTTAGCGGTAGCTGGATGCGCATTTTTGTATGGTTCATGGATGATATTCAACACATTGGCATTTGGTAACGCAGTTCGCGGATATCCTTCACTACTTGTTTCAATCCTGTTTCTTGGTGGGGTACAGCTTATCGGGATAGGTGTTCTCGGGGAGTACATTGGAAGAATATACATTGAATCTAAAGCAAGACCAAAATATTTATTGAAAGGAAATAATAAAAATGAGAGCTAAAACTATATATTTATTAATATTTGCTTTTGTTATATCAACATATTTAAGTGGACGATTTCCATATAACATAGTAACTAACTCTGACTCAATATACGCCTATTCATTATTTAAATCTATATTAACCGGAAATTCAAGTATTTTTGATTGGTACCCATCACCATCACCTTATGTATTCCCTGATCTATTGTTGTACTTTTTTTCTTTCTTGATAGGTTTTGGCGATGTGTTTTACGTACCTCTGGTTTATATTGTGTTGCAAATGTCATTGTTTTATATAAGCATAATATACATGCTGCGTAACTTATTCAATGATAAAAATCACAGTGAATTATCATTATTGATTCTTTTGTCTTCAATTTTTATGGCATATTATTATGAGACTTACTCTATAATGCTAACGCCATTATTTCACTTCGGTGTTTTAATTGCGTGCTTTTTTTCAATTGGATTATTATATGGAAGGGAAAACAAATCGCCAACAAAATACTTTGCACTATATGTTTTATCGTTTATAAGCTCTTATTCTGATAACATGTATGTGATCTGGTTTTCTTTACCATCAACTGGAATAGCGATTACTTTATTAATCTTAAAAAATGATAAAAAGTATTTACTGCCATCTTTTCTTTGCCTTGCAGCATCTCTATTAGGTATGCTCTCAACAAGGTATTTATTTATTAACTCAAGCATGTATGGCTATTCATTTAACGAGTCTGTCATCACAAATAACTTAATTGATGCATTCAATATTTTTTCATATTCATGGTATGGTTGCTTATTGCTAATATCTTTATTTATAATTGCTATTTACTCAGCTAAGTGCACAATAGAAAAAAACTATGGTGTGAAGTTTATAATTTCACTTTATTACATATATTCTTTTTTATCTACTTTAATCATCTTATCATTCCAAGATTCACTACCGCAGGCCGATAGGTACTACTCAATATCATTCTTTATGATGTTTCCTATGATATTTTATGTGTTTTTGTCTTTTGTAAAGATAAAACATATAACTTACGTATGCGCATTTTTCATTATTTTGGTTTTTTTATCTCTTCCTCATGTTAGCTTTATAGGTGCTGATCAGCAATGTTTGATACAAAACATTAAGTCAACCAATATCCGCAATGGAGTTTCTGGTTATTGGGATTCGAAAAGGCTAATGGCATACGATGATACATTATCAATATCACAAGTTGACCAAAATATGAATGCATACAGATGGATAACATCTGAGACGCAATATCACAATGACGCTTATTTTGCGATATTAAATAACAATGACAGCCAGTCTATTAGGTATGATGCATTAATAAATTTAAACGGCAATCCTTCACATGTAGGGCAATGTGGTGATTATAAAGTTTTGTTTTATAATAAACCAATAATAATAAACTCACTAAAAAATGTAGGTGATACATCAATTTTTAGTGGCGCACTCCTTAACTACGCTAATTACAAAAAGGATGGTAATATAATCTATCCTGCGGATGATTTTTCTGGAGGTAACTTTAGCTTTGGTCCATTTGCAAAAGCTTACGAAGGAGATTATGAATATGTAGTAACAATTAAAAACAATAAAATGGAAGATGTAAATGGTTATATTGATGTGGCAAATAAAAGTGGGAAAAACATTATCGACATAAATAACTTCAACTCAAACAGTTCTGTTATAAAGGTTAGCGGGAAATTCTCAATAAATTCCGATGATAACAACACCAACCTAGAGATAAGGACGTTTCTTAGACATAGATATGATATCAGCATTGATAATATATACATAAAAAAAACAAAATAACATCATTTCCACCACACCCACACACATACATTATATTTGATGTGTGGGTGTGGTGGAATATTATTTAACTTGTAAAAACATTAACTAGCGTTATCTTTCCGCCTGGACGTTTATATATATAGCTATATCTATCATTATCCGGGGAAATTATTGTCTGACTGCTGTATTCTATGGCTAACATCGGTGTATTAATAGTGTACTCATTGTCTGCATAAATGGCATATGAATCACTTTGTTCTGCCTTAAATACACAAGCAGCACCGATAGTACATCTGGTACTTGGTGATAATGTTCTGATAGCTGCTTTGTTTTCAGTGCCAGAATCAGAGTTTGTACCCCAGTTATTAAACTCAACTGCATCTATGGTCAATGAGCATTCATCACCCAATACTATTGGATTATTATTTACGCCTCTAATACTGCCAGCAGAAAATGACATAGATGTAGAATTAGTTGCATTAAGGAAGTTATAGGTACGTCGACTGGGTGTGCTGTATTCTCCCATGCCAAGTGCATCAAAAGAAGACATAACAAAACCATTAACTTTATCAGCCCTTATAGCTGTCATGTTAGTATTCAATGCGGTTGATGCGTGAACAAAATGAGCGTTAGATATTTGCACAGATTCTACTTTACGTACTGAGTTTCCGTACAGTGCTAAAATCGGGATAGATACTCCTGAAGTATTAGTTGTCTCACCAATATAAATATTACTAAGCGCGGTATTTATATGATTTGTTGAAGTATCTTGTGGCTCTAAAGCTATAGCTCCAATATCATATCCTCCATTGCAAAATATATTGCTAGCTCGATTGCCACCGGCTGATAACCTTAATGGGCAGCTTCCTCCGTACACTTCCACAGTGTCTAGAACAGAGTCGCTGTACACACGTATGCCACCTCCCGTTGCACGGATTGAGATATCTGATGCATCGGTAGCTTCGCAATAAATATCTCGAAATCTTGCAAGTCCTTGACCGTCATAGATAAACCATGTATTGAATCTCTTGCCAGTTAACTTCTCGTAATACCACCCAGCACCGCGAGTATGCAGTATGGCGTGATTGCACCTCCACTCCCCGTCGAACTGGATGTTTTTGAACTTAATGCTGTCCTGGCCATCATTAGACTCACCGGAACTAAAGATAAAGTTCTGATTATCATTTAGTGGTTTTATTACGGTAGTGCCAGTATATGCCTGATTAGCGCCCTGACCTAAAAATGTCAGGCCTTGGGTATGTCCGGGTATAGTGCAGGGTGACATTCTAAGCTCTCCTTTTGGGAGAATAATGTGTCGCACGCCAGCATCTATAGCTCTCAGTATTGCTGGGGTTTGGTCAGCAATATGAACTCCACCACCATAGTTTTCAATGTGATCTGAAACAGGTTCTTTTTTCCAGTTGGTATCTACTGTCGGTGTAGTGGGAACCATTGAACCTGGTGTGATTTCCCCCTTGTATGAGTAGTATTCATTATTAAATTTGAATGCCTGTAGCGCAGAGTGCAATGGTGAATTGCTACCAAAATATCCAGATGGAATAAATGGATGCAAATCATATTGCTGTAATTCAAATAGTTTTATTGCATTATCAAGCGTAGAATCTTCATATCCAACAAGTGAGGCCCCTTCAGGACCAGATAACTCTTTCCTTAGCTGATCAGGATCATACTTCAGCACATTAGGAAAATAGAACTGCTGTGCACCATACGCATCATAAACAGCCATAGAATGGCCTTGCACGGTAACGAATTTGGCAATCTGTCCGTTATATACCGGATAACCAGCAGCGTTAATGATGATTGGTTGAGAAACAGGAACGTGAGAGCCGTCTTCGTTCTCCACATAAACCTGAATCTGGTTTTCTGGATTTACCGGATCAGTGTCAATTTTACCGATATAAATTTTACCATTGGCTACGGCTTTAAAAGAACGCGCCATAGTGAAGAGTTGCGATGGCATTGATACGATCACATTGGCTGTAATGTCTGTCATTTAATTTGCTCCAGATACAAGGAATCACCGCAGCATGGCTACGGCAATGCGTCATTGAGACCACAGTGGTCTTATTGTGGATATAACCAGTAGATCATATGATGCCGATCCACTTACAAAAGTGAGGCATCAAGAATGGGAAGAGATGACCCGCAATTTAATCTGCGGCTACCTTACGAATTAAAGGAAAAACTAAAACAGCGAGCCAAATCCAATGGCCGCTCTCTTAATTCAGAATTAGTTCAGATAGTGACTGATGCTGTATCAAAGCCATCCAAAATTTCAGGCTATCGAGACGATGCGGAACGCATCGCTGATGAGCAGTCTGAACTTGTTAAGAAGATGGTGTTTGATACGCTGAAGGATTTGTACAAAAAACCCACCTGACGGTGGGTTTCATAATTAGATTTCTGGTTTCATTCTTCCGAAAACCTTTTCTATTCCTTTTTCGTATTCTTCTCTTGTCTCACTCATCGCTGCGACACCAAGAAGCTTACCGATATGCTGACGCAAAGCCTTGACACCAATTTCAGAAAGGAACAGATGCAACTTATCAGATTGTTTTCCGTTCTCGTCTCGGCTGGCTCTAATTTGTTCAAGGATTTTACCTTTACTCTTTGCTAGCGGGGTGTATATCTGCATGTTGGTTAGCTGCCCAAAACGAATAGGCCGTCCTTTCTCTGGCCTATTCAGGCCGTACAGTCGATACCACTCCTCGTATAGCTCATCTGGAAATTCCTTTTCATATTGACGAGCCTCTTCACGAACAAACGCTTTGAACTCGTCAATGACAGCCTGAACTTCTGGACGATAACCAGCAAGCGCATACGCAACCCCCTTAATTCCCGCCTTAGCGGAGGCATTAATAAGTCTCTGTGCTGCGGCGGCTGCCTTTAACCGTGATTGTGGTAGATCGTCATTATCTTTGGCTTCTATTAGTGCCCTACCAATATCAACAATTGCTGTAATGTCATAACCTAACGCTTGATGAACGGTTTTAGACTTCGAAGTAAGTTGAAATTTATAGGGATTTTCCATTTTTCGCTGCAATTCTAGATCTCGGTATTTGCTCATATACTGAGCGCCAAGCAGTTGATCTAAATCCCTGGCATGTTCACCAATCCCTAGCAACTGAGATAATCCAGTTTTCGTAACAACGACAGTTTTCGACTCGTCATCCAGTACATAACATTCAGCGTCAATGCCAAAATCATCTAAAAAGTTACCACGATGAGTTGCCCTGAGAATCTTACTTTTCCATCTTGCAGCAGCTGCTTTCTTTGCTATTTCAGAACGCTGCTCTTTAGTCAGCGACTTTGCGCGAGCGATCCCGCCCTTAGCTTTCCCTTCGCCACTTTTCTTTTCAGTCATAATGCAAGCACCTTTGTTGTGATGTATGCTTGCATTATATGCACTGTACACACATACAAGCAAGCATAAAACTAAAACAAAATGCTTGCATTACAACCGCGCTACTCCAACTACACATTATCATCTGGTATCCTGCTCAAAACTAAGGAGGTTGGTGTGAAGAAAAAATTTGTAAACGTTGCAAAGTGCGCAATTTTTATATTTTTTATGACCTTTTACGGATTTAGTGCCGGAGAAGGTTTCGATCGTGATGCCAATGCATTCAGTTTCTTTTGTCTGTCTATAGTGGTCATAATTGTATGGGTGGAGTTAAAGCAAACATTGTTTCATGTGCTAGGGAAATAACCATCCATGGCTTTCCGTTACTTCTGGTTATCATCACTGTTCATCCAGTACATGATGCCTAGCCTTGATATGGTTTTCTTATCTGATTCTGGAAGTGAGTTGTAAAACGAGCGCCAAGCAGAAGAGCGTCTTACAGTTGTATCAACGATGCTTTCTGGTGCTTGTTTTACTGCCAGCCTTGCTGCTTTCTGGAATTCTGGTGAGCTAATTAGCTTTTCTGCAGATTCAATTGATTCAGCGCCGCCCATCGCCCTGATTTTGCTGGCGACTTTTGCCCCAATTTCTGACCCAGCAACAGCACCTACTGCACTGAACGGTCCTGACACAGTTGAACCAACCGCAGTGCCAATGCGTTGGGCATGGTTAGCAACAAATTCATTTGCCGCAGTGACGCGATTAAACCGTTTGACGAACTCGTTTAGTCTTCCTGTAGTTATCTCGTAAGATTTTGCGTCTTTGATAGCCTTTGCGACCTTATATACATCGTTCAGACCTGACATAGTCTCTTTTGGTAAATGTCGGGCAAGATTGCGCATCTGCCCGTTTGCTAACATGTTTTGATACCAGTCAGCAAACCCTGCAGGATTAAAATCAGCGCCACGTTTTCCGTTCGAAAGCATATCCCGAAGACCTGTTCCCAGTAGCTCGGTTCTTAGCTTCCTGGACGGCGTGTTTTGCATCAATTCACGAAATCCTTTGGCATCGCCTTTCGACATTGCCTGTAGTGCTGTAGTTGCTTTGCGAGAAACATCACCGTTCAGCGTTCTGCCAGTTAGATTAATCATTTGCTCTTCCATGCTTTTTCGCATCTGAACAAGCCTCTGAGCAACTTCAAAATCACGTAATGCATTTGTCTCTGACAGCGCCGCCTTTTGATCATCGGCGAGCGAACCGTAAAGCCTCGATAAAGCAGCGCGATCAGCATCTTTATATGGTCCAGAATTCTTATGAAGTGCATCACCAACAAGTCGTCGTTGCTTATTGAGATTTGCATAAGTTAATGCGCCGTTCTTGCCTGGATTAACTGCCCGAAAGACTCTCTTTTCAATAGGGTCAAGGTTTTTCATCCCGCCAAGATCTTCTGCCACCTGTTTGAGCATTGACCTTGTTGATGGCGCATCAATTTTTGCACCTGCAGGCATCGCCTTTTCAACATTGCGATAAAGCTGGTCGCTTCGTTTCATCAGCGCAGACATTCTTCCATTGACCGTATCAATAAACTTGTCGCTCATACCAAGAGCATCTTTTGCACCGGAAACGCGATCAATTATCTCCCCCGCACCCTGTGCTAGCTGCCTGATTGCTTCATTTTCCTGCACCTGTAGAGCAGAACCCGCACGGGACTTGATTGCTTGCTCAACTGCCTTGTATTGCTCGTTCCCGGAAAAGTGTGAAGGGAGTAATGAATCAACATTAAGCCTTTCAGCAGACTCCAGAACTTCAGCCTGAGGATTGATATCTAGTTCATCAAGCGATGAAGCGAGATTTGGCCTTTTTTGTGCTGCTACTGTGCGAACGACTTCCTCTGGGTTCCTCGTCGCAGGAGTCATTGGTACACCTTGTGCTGCTCTTGCCTCTGCGGCATGAACCGCAGGATTTGTTGCCTCTGCGGCATCACCGGAGAATGGTGATGTTTCTGTTGGCGCAGTGGTCGCTCTCTGTGCAGATGTTTTATTGCCACTAATTATATTTGATGCACCACGAACACCACGGGTAACGCCATTTATCAGGCCATGCGTAGCAATGTTAAGTCCGGCATTAATAGCGGCATTTTCGGCAAAATCACCCCGTTGATTCGCCGCGTCAGCGAGAGAACCAATGACCATGTTTCCAGCTACACCTGCTCCAGGAACAAGATAACCGCCTATTGACTCTCCAGCTTGCGCATAAGGGTCTGTCGGTCGATAGACAGGGCGATAAACATCATCCAAAACCTTGGGGCCACCAAGCCCCTGGCTGATTGCATTAATCAGACTTGCGCCACCCTGTAATACGTCAAATGGTATGTTTACCAGACCACGACCAGCCTGTTCTGCAATTTGCCCTGCACTTTGACCACCAGTGAGCCAATCGCCAGCTTGTTGCATCAATGATGGTTCTTCCCGTGTTGGTGCATTATTGGCCTGATTAACTGTTTGTTGCTGAACAGCCTGACCAGCAAAATACTCATCAATGGCGGTGCCAATATCTTCCGTGCTCGTACCATCAGGGAAGGTAAATGTCTTACCGTTTGCAGTTACTTTCATCATTCCACCGTAAATTGAATGCCTGATTTTGACGTGTAGCTACCTCCTGCTGATTGCTGAGTAGCTGGCTGTTGCCTTGATGATTTCTTCCCGCCATTACCGACATTAACGTTATATTGCTGGTTGTAATTGTCGGTATATTGCTGAATGTCGCGCATTGATTGTTGCAGTGCTTCAGGGCTTGAGAAATCAACCTGTGGCATACCTTGAAAATACATCTTTGCTTCTGCAACGGTGTTGATACCGGATGCCCCCATGTCTCTGGCTGCTGCAATGCCCTGATTCTGCATCTTTCCTTGGATTCGCTGTGCAGCGTTGTATAGTTTCCTCTGATCACCACCAGATGCACGGCTACGAATATCTGCACCAAGAGCAGGAGAACCTGAAGAGCCTGTAATGCCAGTCATGAAGCCAAGATCGTCAATTGATGCACCAGAAATTGCATCAAGATCTTTCTTCATTGCGTAATTCTGCGCGCTTGCTGCCGATGTAGCCGGAGCGGCAATAGAGCCAGCAGGAACGCGAACCATATTCCCCTCGTTGTCGATACCTTCGTAGAACGCATTAGCCCCAGCGCCGTGAAGCTTCCCGCCTACCGTTACAGTTCTGCCATCTGATAACTGAACTGTACGCTCATCATTCCCAGCGATTCCTCTTGTTGACGCTCGCTGCATTGCCAAATCCTGACCTCGTCGCGCAGTAGAAGCAGATAAGTCCTGACCGCGCATCGTGATGTTCTGACCTCGTGCTGTTAGTGCCTCTCCTGCCTGATTGCTGCGGATTGTCTCTGCCAGTCTGCCTCGGTCAATCTCACGACCAGCCATCTTGTCCTGAACATTGAAGTAGTCAATCGGACCGAGAGCAGCCATCCCAAGGTGATCAACAAACTCACCAAATCCTGAAGGATTCTGCTGATACATCTGAGCAACGCTGTTAGGGTCAACACCGACGCGAGTCAGTTCCTTGGCGTTGTTTTGCAGCCATGATTGCATTGCTTCTGGAGACGATGACGCAAGGCGTGCGCCAGCCGCTAAGGTGCCGATAGAATTACGCTGGTCTTCATCAATGAATCCCATGCCTTTACGAACGGATTCAATCTGGTCTGGATATTGAGTAGCCAACTGACGCAAAGCACCGCGATCACCAGACGCATAAGCATTAGCGTACGCCTGCTGAAATTCTTTCTGCCGCTGAGCCTGCTTTTCCTGCTGAAACACCCCTGCAATACCTGAAAGGCCTTGCAAAGCAGTCAGTCCAACATTGTTAGCGCCTGAACGCTCAATATCATTGTTCTGCCTGATAAGCTGAAGCGTATTGCCGATGTCATTTACGCTCGGAGCGTTTGAGTTGACGCCGCCTATACCAGCCAACAATCCGCCGTTTGTTCCTTGCCAAGTAGCCATGATTACCCCTTAAAACAACGAGCCAAGCAATCCGATACCAGCACCAATGCCAGCGCCCCAAGGTGTTGATGTTCCCAAAAGGCTGGCAAGACCTGCACCGGCAATCGCACCAGACGTGCCACCGCTAATTGCAGTCTGAAGACTTGATGGTTTATTGGCATTAGCAGCGGCAAGTGCTGCGCTTTGCTGTGCAATGCTGCTCATGTTGTTGGCGTATGTCTGCCCGGCGTTCGCCTGACCTTGCAGCGCACCAAGGCCAATGTTTGCCAGATTGTTGTAGTTGCTCATCTGGTTTGATAACCACGACTGACCGAGAGTCGGAGCAATCGTAGCCAGTTGATTGCTTGTGGCTGTCGAACCAAGTCCCCCCGTCGCCTCCGCAGCAGCAAGATTCTGGTAGCGAGCCTGACCTGCCAAGTCTTTATACTGCTGAGAGTTGTAATACTGATTAAGTGCCTGCCCCTGTCCTTCTAAACTGGAAAGGTTCTGAAGCTGGTTAACATACTGCTCCGCAAGCGGCGTGAACGGAGCAAGGTTTTTCATGATCGTCTGCCACTGTTGATTTTGCAGGTCTGCGGCATACTTCTGAGCTTCTGCGGCATACTTTGCACTTTTATCAGAACTGCCACCTTTTCCGCCTTTTTCAGGGCAATAAGGTTCCTCGCCGCGCAGTTTTCTGCCCAGCTTAAATGCATATAACATGGCTATCTCCCGTGATTCAGGAAGTCGATTAGTTCTTCGCGTGTGGTGCTGTAAAACGTCACGTCATCCACGCCTTTGAAGTATTTCTTGATGGTTCCTACACGCTTAAGGCCAATCATTGCGCAGTACATCTGACCGTGGCGGAATTTGCGCGCAGCGAACGATGTGACGCACTGAACGGTGGTGTTAGTCAGAATGTATCGCCAGAACGCCAGCCCGATTTCCTTGCTGAAGCCGCGAATCTCTGGCAGGTACATGGCGTGGCAATCGAATGTCAGCGGCTGAATCTCCTGATAGTAAACAATGCCGCCGAACTGCCCGTGCACGTTCACCTCAAAGTAACGGCATTCAGGTTTGTAGTCGTATCCATCACCGTTGTTGCTACCAGCGATAATGTCAGGGTGATTTCCGACTGCTTCGATCAGGTCGATGTTTCGCGTTGGTTTGAATGTAATCATCAGTCAATCAGCCCATGTAATCTAAGTGCCGTTTCAAGCGCCAGAATACGCTGCCGCGCCTGCTGCAAACCTGTAGCGAGAGCTGCGACTTCGGATTGTGTGTACGTAGTGCCGACAGTGTATGACTGGTTAGCGTTGAATGAGCCAAGAAGTGGCGTACCTGTGGCTGCAGTCCATCCGGTATTTCTTGCTCCAACAACCTGAATTCCATCAACTGAATATGATGTTTTTACATCCAGCGGTGACTCAAGAGACTGCAATTCGGTTACGGTTTTCGATACGTAATCACTCTTAATGCCAGAGACATCGTTTTCTACGTCATCCAGTCTTTGGTCAACAGTGACCAGATGCGCCTGAATATCGATAACCTCATCCAGCAAGTAATCAACATCGCTACGCAGTACGACTATCTTCCCTTCGGCAGTTGTTAACCTGACCTCAAGGAGATTTATCGCTTTTGTGTTTGCGGAGATTCTTGCATCGTGGTCAGCCAGTTCGACATCCTGTTCATCGTTTTTCACCTGAGCATCGTAAGCGCCCTGACCAGCCTGATTTGCCTTCCCGGCAATTGCGCCGACATCAGCCCCCTGATTAATGACATACAGCAGGTAAGACTGGCTGAATATATTGCGTGGAAGGATTGATGTATCGAGTCGTGTAGCCTGAATTGTTACCGGCTCATTGAGATTCGAATCAGCCATTACTCAATCCTTATCTGGCAACCAGACAGAGTGACAGGTGACTTCGTGATAACGCGCAATTTGAAGCCGACATTTTTCCTGATGCGCCCTACTCGCTTCCACAAAACGCGTTTGTCGTAAACGAACGGTTCATTCTGCTCAATCATCTGCTCACGTCCGTAATTGATGCCGTCAGTGGTTGCAGAGAGAAAAAGGCGGTCAGCATACTGCGCAACTCCAGTTGAAGATTCAACTTCAAGGTCGAAAACTCTGGCGTTATCTGCTTTGAACAACGGAGTAAACAGCAGGTGTTCCTGTTGCTTGTCGTACTGGCTGCTGATATCGAACTGCAATTTCCCGGTCACCGATTCCAGCTTATCGCCGCACGTTATCTGATTGCCTTCGTAAATGAAGTCGATAGCGCGGTACACATCGTCATACAGGCCTGTTTTCAGCACACACCATTGCGGACCATTGGCGCTTGAAGATGCGTCGTACACGAGGACGTGACGCGGCAGGTGAATAATCAGCAACTCATGAGCATCAAATCGCAACGATTCCATCAAGCCATCAGCCAGTTCATCAGCAGTGTAGGAGCGGAGGATTTTCTCAATGCTCGCGCTGGCGATTGGTGACACCTGACCGGAGCCGATGATGTATACAGACGGCGCACCTGTTGCCGGATTGCTGATGAACGCATAGGAATCAGCAAACGGCGTTTTGCAGTAAGTTCCGGCGATGCCTTTTTGCACCATCAGCGATGGCTGTGCGACATACAAAGCGGCACCAACGGTGGTTGCACCAGTCAGGGAGAAATATTCAATAGTCGATGAACCAAAGCAGACGATGAAGTCTCGCCATGTCCCGATACCGATGATGCCGTCCGGCTGAGACTCGGCACGATATTGTGCGCTGTAACGGTCAGGATGCGATTCGTCTTCAAGGTCAGTGATAAACCATGAATCAGTGCCGTCTTTTGACCACGCATAACGCCCACGTAAACGCGTAATGTCGCGAACCGAACCTAACTCATACTGAGTGAATCCGCTGTCTGTAGGCCAGTTTGAGACTGTTTTAACCGTGCCATCATAGCGATACTCGACCAGTTGACCATTAACGCCTACCGCCTGAGATGTTCGACCATGCGCCATTGATACGCGACCACTTCCGGCAACATCACCGACCTCGCTTTCGCCCTTATACAACTTGCCACCGCAAACGCGATAAACAGCATTCTGCGCCATGTTGTACTCGACACCGCGCGATACACCATTAACATCAGAACGTTTGGCAATGCCCGGGAATGAGCGAAGATATCCGCTGCTGTTGAGTATTTCTTTGGGTGTAGCCAGCATATTCACTGGCAGATAGTCGATGTAGTCGGCGTTTCGGAAATCTTTGCCGACACCTTTCATAAGCGGAAGTTGCTGAATCGGCATTTATTCGCCCCCGTTATCGCAAGGTTCCTTCCGGTGGAAGTAATTCCAACCATTCCACTTCGCCAACTGGTTACCGCTACCAACAGGCATACGGTTTGGATAACCGGACTTACATTTAGCGGCTTTTGCTCTGTCCATTGCAGACAGTTTGACGAGTCGCTCTTTCCCGTATCTGGCAGTGGTTATAAGTTTTGCTGGCGCTTCCAGCGCATAGTCTGGAGCAATGCGGCAGGCAAGGTTGAAAATGACGGCATTTATAGCGTTATTTGATAATCCGTGCTCATCTCCCTGATCTGGAGCGACATCTGCATCAGCAAAAATGTAGCCAACGTTGATACCAGGTGACACATCACCGCCAAGCCATTCAGCCATCATCATTTCAAGGTCGTTGACGCCGTCTTCCATAGACTGCGGTTCGACATCGGTTAACGTGGCATTTGATGCCACACCGAGCTTACGTAATGCCGCAAGAACTAAATCACCCTTCGTTGTCAGGTTCATCTGCTGCCGCCTTAGGTTTTCGACCAGGCTTTTTACGCTGTTTTTCTTCTGGCTCTGGCTCTGGCTCTGGCTCTGCAACATCCTTCAGAAGATCATCAGGATGTGCAAACCAGCCAGCATCCAGATATTCCTGAAGCTCTTCGGCTTTCACGATTTCAAAGTCGTATCCAACGCCTTTCCACTTCTTCATGTCTCCATGACGAAAGATCATGTGTGTCATGCTTGTCTCCAGATAAAAAAGGGAGCCGAAGCTCCCTCTGGTTATCACGCGGTCTGGTTAGGCAGACCAACACCAATTGCCTCTGGTCGTACAGCACATGCTGAATACCACACAGCAATACGGCACTTGCCAGACAGAGTGTTGATATCCCCCTGCGTTGCGAAGATGCCGTTAACACCAATACCTGGAATGCTGAAGGAAGAAGTTTTCATGCCAGCAAACAGTTCATGGGTTACCGGAATCGGCTGAGACAGCAGGCGGATTGAGTCATCAGCCCAGAACACGTTAGCGGTGGTTGTTGCCACGTTCAGAACGTTTACCGGAGTGGTATCAGCAAGAGAGGTGTTTACGTTAGCGTAAGCCTTCTCTTCTTTTGTCAGTGACTCGTCATCCAGCGCAATCGGCTTCGGCGTGATTTCGATGTGAGTACCATCGATCACACGGGTGATTGAGAAAGTCGCATCATCAGTCAGCACGTTCTTCGCCATCTGAGACAGGAATTTCACACCAGTGAAACTGATTTTGTCGCCGCGCTTAAATCCGGTGGTGGAGGATACGGTCACCGTTGCAACACGGTTGTCGACGTTCTCTTTGTTACCATCGGTATCAAGGGTGTATGCCTGCGGCTTAAACTTCTGCGCACCAGAAACAGTTACACCAGTAGCGGCTGACTTGGTAACTGCCGGAAGTTTCGGTGAGCGAAGAATTTCATCAAAGCCAGCAATCTGACGCTGAATAGTACCGTTGCGATACGTGTCTTCAGGAACGCGCCCGAAGATGTCACCATCTACCAGGTTGCGGCCTGCTTTGCGGTAATCGTCAGGGTTCAGGAAGTAACTGATGCCCATATCGCGGTTTAGCTCACGGGAGAACATCAGGCGCTCTGCATCAGACACAAAATCCCAGCCAGACAGGCCAGTAGATGGACCAATTGCTCGGGTATCGTGAACAACAAGTGAGCCCATTTCAGTTGCCTGTTTGGCAATTGCTGACTCAATGTTATTCGCCAGTTTTTTAGCTGATGCCTGGATGCGGCGACGGTAAGAACGCTCATCACGCAGGTCATCTGCACGAAGCTCGAAGAAATCGTTATCCGGATCGCCCATGTTGCATTTCACGGACAGTTCCAGAATACCGGTAGCGTTGCCAGTTAAATCCCAGCCAGTCTGAGTTGGCGCTTCCTGCTCAACAGGCATCCACACGGTGTTGCTTGAACGTTGCATGGATTCTGCCGGAGGGGTGTATTTTGTCACTTTAGACGCCATTGGCGTCAGGTTCTGGATGGTTTCGATGATTTCATCCAGAGCATACGTGACCAGTTGACCTTCATTTAATGCCATTATCGAATTCCTTTATTCAGTTGCGCCTTGAGCTTGCGGTATGTCTCTACATCCCCTTTGTTTGCTGCCGCTTCCATCTGCTTTTCAATCGCAGAAATATTTGCAGCAACAGCGTGTCCCTGAATGGGTTCATCAGGTAACGGGGCTTCTGAAACTGGCTTGGCTCGAGGCTTGAGAGTTAAACGTTCTGACAGTCGAGTGAGTTCAATCAGCGCGGATTGCCCGTCCATCGCCAGCAACTGGCGTGTTTTCTCAGGATTAGCACCAAGGTGATACATGAGAGCGGCGGATTTCTCCGGGAAGAGGCGCATGATGTCGGCACCGACTGCTGGCGGCACCAGTTGCATGAATGCATCCTCTTTCTCCTGATAGTCAGGGATATTGAGCTTTTCCGCTGCGTCGTAGTGCTTACGGGCTGCCTCGACGTATTGCGCTGATTGCTGGGTGAACTCCTGAGTTTTGCGACCCTGCTCGGCGACAGCCTGGCTTCGTGCGTCCATAGCCTTGATCTGCCATTCACTGTTTGCCTGCTGGAAGGCAGCCAGTGCGCGGCTCTGGTCATAGTCGTACTTAGCCAGTGCATCTTCGGAAAGATAATCGTTAGGGTCTGGTTGTTTTGGTAACTCAGGGTTCACCCGCAGGTGCTCCGGCAACTCTCCACGCTTAACCGCTTCCATCTGCTGCTCAAGCTCACGCTGGCGTTTGCGTTCAATGCGGCGACGGGCAAATTCAGCATTAGTTGCCGGGTCTTGTTTTGGTTTCTCATCGTCTTTCAGGACAATCTCGAAGCCTTCTTCCTGACCTGCGTTGTCGTTGGCATTATCGACAACTAAGCCATCAGCAGATGCCGCTGCATGATTGCCGGGCAGGGTTAATTCTTCAGAAGCCTGAATGTCGGTGGTTTGGTCCATGGTTAACTCTCTCTTATTGAGGTGTCTCGGCTACTCCGCCGGAGGGGATTTGAACTTGACGCATAAGATTCGCGAAATCCATGCGTTGTGAATGAGTCTGGTCTGCATCTTTAAGAAGCAGCTCAGCGTTAGCACGAGCATCTTTGCTGCGCTGTTGCTGGAATTGACCTACGAGCTTGAGGTACTCACGCAGTTCTGCCTGCTTGTCTAGGTCCATATTGTTGAAGATTTCCGCAATCTTCGCGGCGTTGAGTTGGTTTTGGGCTTCAACCTTGGCGGCTTCAACCTGAATCTGCGCCTGTTGGTTCTCTGCCTTGAGCAATTCAGCCTGACCTTGCAGAAGGATACCCTGCGCCTGAATTTGCTCTGCTGATGGCTGCTGCGGCTGCTGTTGAGCCTGCTGTACCATCTCCATCTCTTCAGGTGTTTCTGGTTTCTTCAGCCCCATCATCACCAGTTGCTTGTTCGCGTACTCTCGCATCATCTCGACGCCTTTACCATCAAGCAGCGTGAAGTATTGCAGCATCAGCATCTGGAACTCTGGAGTACCTTGCGGAACCTTGGTGAGTAACTCCTGAATCTCTGCGCGGTTCTGTTCCTTCATACTCTGGAAGGATGGTCCAACGTCTGTATAGCACTCATAGCGACCGCGAATGTCGTTGAGTGTGACCACATTGCCGGACTGGTAATCGACAACTTGCGCATAGAGTTGAACGTCTTTCTCGCTTCCATCTTCAAGTGTCAGCGTTACATGACGAGGAACGTCATAAATATCGTTGACCATTGAGGCATAAATCTCGCCATCACGTCGCATTGCGGTAGCCAGGTTATCCTGAAACACGTATGTCTCAAGGTCTGCCCGCATGTTCAGTTGATTGACGGTATCGAAAGCGACCTGAGAGCTTGCTGCCTGCGCATCCACACCAAGACTAGCCACCTCTTTCACTGCGTTGGTGGCAGCCTCAAGCATGTAAGCGTTGGCTTGCGGCACTTCAGGGTTTTCCATGTAGGAGATTGGACCAATCGGCAGGTCGTTGCCGTTTTCATCGGTCTTGTTCTGCAAATAGTACGGATAGTCATCATTTCCACCGTACATGTATTCATAGCCTTCGATTTGCTCAGGGAAGAAGGTCGGTTTCTTCTTCGGTGAACGAGCAACAATATCGGCGTTGAATGACATGATCATGTTACGAAGGCGTTGACCGTCTTTCGTCAGCCTTACCACTCCTTCGTAGCACTCCTTGTCACCAGCGAATGACCATTCGCCATACACTGGAACGATTGGAATATGCTCTCCGGCTATCTTCTCGCGGTCTTTCAGTATCTGCGTGCAGGTGATGATCGACTTATACACACGCCGACGCTTCACCTTGCGCTCTGCTACCTTAATGAATCCACGATTAGCCAGGTCGTCGATGACGTCTTTAATATCCTGCTGGTAATAGCTGACCGGCTCACCTGTCAGCGGGTCGCGGTAGATGAAGACCTTCTCTTTCTTCTCTTCGACCTCGTAATACTCAGCGACGTAGACGACATCATTCGATACCCACGGAAACAGCCATGTATCGTTCGGATTCTGGAAAGATGGCAAGGTATCCGGATCAATACCGTAATCCTCTGCGAACTCTTTCCAGCCATTGCGTGACAAAGCGTTAATCACCGTGCAGTGCTTAGCGTCGCTCTTATCCATCTGCTTGCTGTTGGCGTCCCATATGACGTGTGAGCAGGCTTCATGGATTGGAAGGCGTCGGATTACCTGATTGTTGCTTGTTGGATCGTTGTCTTCGTACTGCGTGACCAGACGCCATGCACCAACGCCGGACTCTATCTGCTCACGAACGCCAACGTTAACGGCAATTTTTGCCGTGTTATGGCGCATATCAGTACGATACATCCCCATCAGCACATCGGCAGCATCAGGATTAGCGCCGTCTTTTGGTCTGAAGAGAACATCGATAGGGTTCCGGCGCATCTCTGCGACCAGCTTCCTGACCACCGGGCGAACAACATCGAATTGTCCGCGATATTGCAGGGTGGTGTAGTTTGATAGCCAGTCATCCCATTGCGACACTCGGCTAAAATACAGGTCATTTGTCGCCTCGGTTCTGGCTTCATCGCTCGCCATCCAGTCTGCGTCAAACTTACACAGAATGGAATTGAGTCTGTTTTCGTCGGCCATTTAAGTTCTCCGTGCGATGGGCCTGATTGGGGCTGGTATCTTTTTCTCTTTTGGTTTTTTGATGTCGCGCATCATTTTTGCGAAGCGGCGCATCATGTATGCATAGCGAACGGCGGATAGCACGTCGTCGTTAAGCTTGACGATTTTCCCGTTTTCATCACGGTGATAGAGGCGGAACTCCTCAAAGAATGGCTCACAGGTGTTGAATACTTTGAAGCGACCGTCGAGCATCATGTCTCGCAATTCAGTGATGCCAGGCTCAACAGCGTTACCGCCATCAGGCCATGTCGCATGCTCCTGCAACATCATAAAACCAGCATCTGCATACTGCCCTTTGAGCTGCTCACCGCCGCCCTTCTCATGCTGGTTTCCGTCATGAGGCCATGCGGTTGGCACTTTATGCGCCCATGATTTAACGGCTCCCCACGCCTGAACGGCTGTTTTTTCTTTCGCCTTCCACACGCGTGAAACGTAGATTGTGTCTGCGTCCTTATCCCACCAAAGCTGAACCTGCGCCTGTGGGTGATCCCATCCGAAATCCATCCCGCCAATTACGTAGAAGTGATCAGGACACTCGAACGGCTGGCACTTAATCGTCTCTTCCGGTATCTGGAAGATTCGACCGCTACCCATCGTAGGAATACCGCGAGCACGCGCCTCTCTCTCATGCTCAGGATAGGATGCGATGATTTGCTCTTTCTGCTCGTCGGTGTAGTGCTCTGCGTCATAGATGGTCATGTTGACCACTTTCTGCGACTTGCTGGGATTCTTCAGGAACTTGGTAACAACGTCAGACATCCCCATCAGCGGGGTAAACGTCAGAATTGAGAATTGCCCGTATTTGTTGGTACGGGTAAGACCTTCGCCATAAATACTATATGGTGGTTCTTCGTCAAACCACACGCCGTGGATTGTGTCACCCTGCCAGCGAGCACGGCCTTGCGAGTATGGTTTGAAGTAGCAGATTGAAATGCCATCTTCAACGCCATCAGCCGTGTGATGCTTAACCAGAAGATGATCAACAAGGTTCGGAAAGAAAGGAGACTTCTTCCAGCTAATGATGTCCTCTTTCGGTATTGAACCGTAGCCCGGCTCATCATTCTCTTCAATACGACCGCACAGGATGCGTTGAGTCGTTTTGGTTACCGTCTCGTTTGTCTCTCCACCAATCCAGAAGACAACAGGCTCATAGAAACGCTTACCTTTCCACTCACCGCCATATTTACCATCAGCAGGATAGCCTTTTGTGCCCGGATAACGCCCTGTAAGGTGAAACGCGACTTCGGCAGCACCGGTAAATGACTTACCAAGCTGGTTACCAGCCATAAAACAGCGCTCTGGATAGTCATGCCCGGCGTCGATGAACTCACGCTGTTTGCTGTATGGCGTAAATTCATATAGCAGGTGTGTGTTACGGTAGTTCTCTTCTTCTTCGAGTAGCTCGAGCAATTCGATTTGCTCTTCGTCGCTCAGGTTATCAAGAATCGCGTCCAGTTCCACGGTTGAATAGCTCCTTGATACGAGAGCGCCGCTTATCGCGATCTCCCTTATCAGGTGTCACGTCTTCAACTTGCGACTGCTCTTTGAGGCCCAAATCACGGGCGATGATGTTAGCGTTGAGAAGGTCAGCGGCTGCGCCAGAGAATTTCTGGTCGTAGATGATGTCTTCCGCTCGTGATGTGACGTCAGAAAAACCTTCCATTGACCGGAAGGTTCCCCATGTTTGCCTGGTGATATCAAGGAAGGTACACAATCCTGAAATAGTCATGGCTCGCATCTTAGGGACATTAGCCTTAATTATTTTTCCCTGATATGAAAATACCTTACCCTCCCATAGCGGGTTATCATCAGCCCACTCGAAGTATTCACAACAAGCAGCCCACAGCGCCTCAGGCGATTCGAATTTAGGGTTTCGCCCATGACTACTGCGGGCCTCCCAGAATCGGTTGCCCTTTGGTGCTGCCATATTCATCTCACTTAATCGTTATTTCAGGTTGAGCATCATGCTCCGGTAGTGAACAGGTCTAACGCTTCCTTCGATTTACGCACCGCTTCGAATGTGCGGATCGTGATATCCGAATTAGCGCCGCCTGACTGGAAGTGAATTTTGAATAGCTCAAGCTTCAGTTCGTCAGTGCCAATGAACTGAAATGCTTCCTCTGCGGCTGCGTTCTGGTTCATGACCAGTTTGTAAATCTCTAACTGGAATTTCTGTTCTTCAGTCATGGGAATAATCTCTGCCATTGTTGGCTCCGTTTATCCGTTAAAAGGGATATCAGTTAAGTTATCCCGTGCAGGGTATAAGCCATTATCAAAGCCACTCTGTAGGGAATGGCTTTTGTGATGGCAATAAAAAAGGCCGCCTGAGCGACCTTTCATTTTTCATCCGTTTTAATCATCTGGGTAATTAAGCGGCATCCAGTGTGTAACCTTGCTTGCTCCTGAATCGATGAATGCCTTGGTTCTCTGCCAGTAAGAGCCCATACATGATAGTTTGAACACGTCACCAGTATCAGTAAGAGCTATAACCTCTTTAGACCACATCCCTTCTTTGCTTTCTGGTAGCCGGTGTTCAACATTGATCCATTGGTTTCCGTTATCATCCATCACAACCTCGTCTAGTTGTTCGTCATAGATTCAGTGGCTGGCGGTGACGATTCCGCTTTTCGGGAGCTACCCTAGCCACTGTTTTATTCTATCCGATGTCTTTCCATCAGTCCGCCACCACAAAGAATCTTTTTTGCCATAAGGCAGGAGGTTCATCTTTCAGTGGCTGCCAGTGTTATTTCCCCACTTACTGGCTTGGGTTGTTTCGCTGTACTGCCGTAACTGGTTGCCCAGAATAAATTCCGGTTTCATTATCAAGCCCACCCGTAGATAGGCTTTGTAATGAACTGGCTCTTATCTCAACGCAGCCCCTTACCGCGCGCCAGATGCTCAACTTCAAGCATCAGCAATGAGATGTTTAATCTGGATTCACTCCAGAAGTGATCACCACCCTGTCTACAGAGCTAGATGTGAAGGATGATGAGTAAAATTATCGCTATCATCGAAGGCATTGCGTCCTGATGTATTCCTGAAGCGTTCTCAGTGCTGTTTGGTCGCGGATAATTCCGTCCCGGACACCGAGAACGTTTCGTCCAGCAACTGGAGAGAGTTCGACGGTGGCATCATTGCCCATGCCGGAGGCGCCGGAGGTTTCGGCTGAGGATGGCACAGGGCATTTTCCTTTGACGAGCACCCTGCCACCATTATCAAGCTTGCGACGAAGAGCATCATTTTCAGCTTTCGCATCAGCTAACTCCTTCGTGTATTTAGCATCGAGTACATCAGCAGCACGCTGGCGTTGCTGCATGTCAGTAATGGTGGCGGTCGCCTGCTTCAGCTCACTGACTTTTTTATCTCGCTGCTCTTTGTAGGCGATGGCGTTATCACGGTAATGATTGACCGCCCATGACAGGCAGACGATGATGCAGATAACCAGAGCGGAGATAATCGCGGTTACTCTGCTCATACCTCAATCTCTCTGACCGTTCCGCCAGCTTCTTTGAATTTTGCAATCAGGCTATCAGCCTTATGCTCGAACTGACCATAACCAGCCCCCGGCAGTGAAGCCCAGATATTGCTGCAACGGTCGATAGCCTGACGGATATCACCGCGATCAATCATCGGTAAAGCGCCACGCTCTTTAATCTGCTGCAATGCCACAGCGTCCTGGCTTTTGGGAGAGAAGTCTTTCAGGCCAAGCTGCTTACGATAGGCATCCCACCAACGGGAAAGAAGCTGGTAACGTCCGGCTGCTGTTGATTTGAGTTTGGGGTTTAGCGTGACAAGTTTGCGAGGGTGATCGGAGTAATCAGTAAATAGCTCTCCGCCAACAATGACGTCATAACCATGATTTCTGGTTTTCTGACGTCCGTTATCTGTCCCCTCTGACCACGCCAGCATATCGAGGAACGCCTTACGTTGATTATTGATTTCCACCATCTTCTACTCCGGCTTTTTTAGCAGCGAAGCGTTTGATAAGCGAACCAATCGAGTCAGTACCGATGTAGCCGATAAACACGCTCGTTATATAAGCGAGATTGCTACTTAGTCCGGCGAAGTCGAGAAGGTCACGAATGAACCAGGCGATAATGGCGCACATCGTTGCGTCGATTACTGTTTTTGTAAACGCACCGCCATTATATCTGCCGCGAAGGTACGCCATTGCAAACGCAAGGATTGCCCCGATGCCTTGTTCCTTTGCCGCGAGAATGGCGGCTAACAGGTCATGTTTTTCTGGCATCTTCATGTCTTACCCCCAATAAGGGGATTTGCTCTATTTAATTAGGAATAAGGTCGATTACTGATAGAACAAATCCAGGCTACTGTGTTTAGTAATCAGATTTGTTCGTGACCGATATGCACGGGCAAAACGGCAGGAGGTTGTTAGCGCAGCCTCTTGCCACCCGCTTTCACGAAGCCAGCCATTGCGCTGGTTTTCTTTTATGCAAAGCACACCGCACCGTAGCCACAGCGGATAAGGTGATTATTTTGGTCTGTCTGGTATTTGGTTTGATGCGCTTTCAGAAAGGTCGTGCTTAAAACGCAAAAAGCCCCGAGCTATTAACTCAGGGCTTTATTTAACGAGTGCATTTATCCATCGTTGAGTCAAATTTACCCAACTTTATTCAAAAAGTCAATATTATGCCGTTAATATGTTGCCATCCGTGGCAATCATGCTGCTAACGTGTGACCGCGTTCAAAATGTTGTCTGCGATTGACTCTTCCTTGTGGCATTGCACCACCAGAGCGTCATACAGCGGCTTAACAGTGCGTGACCAGGTGGGTTGAGTAAGGTTTGGGATTAGCATCGTTACAGCGCGATATGCGGCGCTTGCTGGCATTCTTGAATAGCCGACACCTTTGCATCTTCCGCATTCTTTCTCAACAACTCTCCCCCACAGCTCTGTTTTTGCTATATCAACCGCACGACCTGTACCGTGGCAATCTCTGCATCTTGCGCCCGGCGTCGCGGCACTACGGCAATAATCCGCATAAGCGAATGTTGCGAGCACTTGCAGTACCTTTGCCTTAGTATTTCCTTCGAGCTTTGCCACACCACGGTATTTCCCCGATACCTTGTGTGCAAATTGCATCAGATAGTTGATAGCCTTTTGTTTGTCGTTCTGGCTGAGTTCATGCTTACCGCAGAATGCAGCCATTCCGAATCCGGCTTGTGATTGTGCCATCCCCATAGCAGCCATCACATCAGTACCGGAAAGAGAGTCAGAAGCCGTAGCCCGTGGTGAGTCGCTCATCATCGGGCTTTTTGGCGAATGAAATTTAGCTACGCTTTCGAGTCTCATGGCCTTCCCCTCTTGCCCTGCTTGACCATCAGGACGCCGTTAACTATTACGTGACGCTCGCCTTTGCTGTCTCGGTTGTACTTGAGCACTGTTCCTCTTGCGCAGGAAAGCATCCTTGCCACTTCGGTCTGATTGCCTCGTGTCTGGATAAGAAGCTCTGGTATCGTTTGAATTGTGGCGTTCATGCGTTCTCCAGTTCGGTGATTTTTATTCCAAGCCTTCCGCCTGGTACTTTCACGCCACGAATTACGCGAATGTCATCGAATTGCTCGTCGTCTTCCGCAAATCCGGCGTGGATAAGGGAGTCGAGTAAACCTTTCAGGATGTTGTCGAGGTCGCGGCGGCGGGAGTCTGGAACGTCTGCGATGACTTTGATGCGGAGTCGTGATTTGGTGAAAATGTCTAACTTAAGTTGGCGGATGATTTGCTGAACGTCTTTTCGGTATTTCTGGCCTTTATCGCTGATGTAGTATTGGCTTCCCCGTCTTCGCCAGTAGGTGTTCACCGACGGCGGGTATGGAAGCACAAACTGATATTCGTTCATGGCTTAATCTTCCCCTCCTTCAGCAGTATCGCCTGCGTCCTGATCACGCCTTCCAGGTGGTAAAGTCTGGCGTCTTTGTTGTCGAGGTTATGGGTGCGTCGGTCGATTTCATCGTGACACGCGCTACAAGCCCATGCGCCGATCAGGTCGTCAGGCTTCATTCCCGTTCCGCAAATTCCAGCCATCCGGTAATGTGCCAGAACTGTAGTTTCAGGATTACCATTGCATACGCCGTAAATACGTACCTGGCATTCTCTGCCGCGCGCTTCTTTGCGTAGGTTAGCCATTAAGCAGCCTCCCCTGTTACTTTCAGCATTCCGTTATCGAGCAGCTTTCTGGTCAGCCACTGTTGACCACGCCCGGTGATTTTTGTGGTGAACGATATCTGTATTCCGTGATTTGTGTTGACCGTTGTTTCTTTCACTGTGAAATAGCCGCGATCCATATATTCCTGCATTGGCACATTGCGCCGGGAACCTGAAGCAATAAGGATTTTGTGATCGCGCATCCACGCAAACAGTTTGTTTGGACCAATCCCAACAACCTTTGCAAAGTTTCCAATCAAAATTCCGCTGGCCTCGCCAACACGATCGGCAAACTCAACTTTAGGTGCGGCAATTGCGAGCTGGTTTTCCAGTTGCATTTTCTGCTCAGCAAGGTCAGCAGCAAGGCGCAACGCTTCTGGTAGCGTTTTGGGGATATTAACCGCAGCTTCTTCAAGCTCTCGCCAACGGTCAACAAGACGAGCGGTGAATTCCGGCGACAACTGAGCGACGACAATGATGCTGTCTCGCTTACCTTGTTCGCCCTCAAAAACGTAAGCCTCTACGCCACGAAGTAATCCTAAGTTATTGATTTTTTCGAAAACCACCATTGGGGGATTTCGGATCACACCTCGAGCCGCCAGTCGTTCAATAGATTGTTTCACCTTGTCATGACGACTTCCCACCAACTCAGCAATTTCAATGCTTGTCATTTTGATGGCATTGCCATTTATTAACTCATTCATCGTCTTCTTCCTCGTACATTGAGCTATTCGGATCGCTCATCAGTTCTGCACAGCAGTGCTCACACACGTGAACTTCCAGCACATGCAGCTTCTGACCGCAGTTAGCGCACGTTAAAGCTCGCTCGACGCTTTCTTTCTGGTATTGAAGGGATTGGGATGGGCTAAGCATTATTGGCGTCCTGCATCATGAGAAAGACAATCATGGCGGCGCGTAGTGGATTAGACTGATGCTGAATTCCGAACTTTTGACAAGATGAAATCGCATCACACCACTCGTGATATTCGCCTTCATATCTCGTATCGGTACTATCAAACATTATGCTGATTTTGTTTTCAGTGATAATTGGCCATGCGTCTTCAGGATTATTGCAGTAGTCGTACCATCGATAATTACCATTTGATTCATTGCCGACAGACCGTCCATCTGCGTTGTGCGGATAACCTAATGGTTTTGCCCCAACTATCGCTTTAAATACTCGCTTGTTAATTTCAAAATCACTTAACTGTGAATAATCCATTGTCATTTCCTCGCACGATGTCTTAGCCACCGGATATCCCACAGGTGAGCCGTGTAGTTGAAGGTTTTTACGTCAGATTCTTTTGGGATTGACTTGCGTTTATTTCTGAAGCGTTTCGTTGGAAGGTATTTGAAGTTTTCGCAGATTATGTCGGTGATGCTTCGTCGCTGTCTCGCCACACGTCCTCCTTTTCCTGCGGTAGTGGTAACACCCCTGTTGGTGTTCTTTCACACCGGAGACACCATCGATTCCAGTAAGGCTGTCCTGGTCGAAAGCGATCGTCTTCCTTTCGCTCTCCACATCGATAACAGTGCTTCATGCGATCACCATTTTGCATGGTTTAATCGCCATGCCGGGAGCCAGTTCAAAATCGGAGTCGCACTGATTGCCCCACATATCCCACCCGGTCACTTTGTCGCGGCTAAATAACTCACAGCGCGGCACGTCGCCAAGCAACTTAGCTAACATGTCTCTTACGATCGGTGGTTTTGCACTGTGCTCCATTCTCGGTGCGGTAAAGTGCTGGCATATGGAAGCGTCCATTCTCTCAGGCAGCCGCCCTCGAACAGCAAACAAGCAATCCTCGCTATTTGCCCTGGTCATATGCCCCATTCCGATCGCACTGTTTCCTTTGTGCTTATTGGTTTTATGCCAGGTAAAGCCTTTCATAGTCATCAACCTGAATCCCCACGCCTCAACTACCTTTAGCGCTTCGGCTGGCTGTGTCGGCACCCACCACATCGCTAACAAGCAAGATTCTGGATCCGCTAAATCCCATACTGGCAGTCGGCAAATGTCCTGAACATTCATAACATCGTATTTATGTCCAGCACCGCGATTGCCATCGTTGGCTTTGTCGCGATATTGCCAAGGCGGATCTGCGTAAATAAGTCGGTATTTGTTCATTCAGTTTTATCTCCCCATCTCGCTTTCCACTCCAGAGCCAGTCGCGCTTCGTCTGACCACTTAACGCCATGTTCTGTACCGAATGCCTGTATAAGCTCTAATAGCTCCGCAAATTCGCTTACACGCATCCTGCTGGTTGACTGTCCTATTACCACAAAGCCATTCCCGGCAAGGTTAGGAACAACGTCCTGCTGCTTTAATGCTGCGGTAAACACACACTTCCAGCTTTCTGCATCCAGCCAGCGCCCATGCCATTCAACCTGACGAGAGACGTCACCAAGGCAAGCCCAAAGCTTTCGATTCTGGTCTAAGCTGCGGTTGCGTTCCTGAATGGTTACTACGATTGGTTTGGTTGGGTCTGGAAGAATTTGCTGTACCGCGTGAATAGCGTTCTGCTGATGGATGGGGCTTCTTAGTTCAAACGTTAGTTTCCTCACCATTTACGCTCCTGTAATCGTCAAGTGCAGCTGCAATAGTCCCTATCGGGTCATGGTCTTGTCCGATAATCTCATTTACGTTTTCATCTTCTTCCACACCGAAAAAGAATCGCAGGGCTAACATGATTTCTTCGTATGCGCTCATACTCACTCCTTCACTTTGATTCCAGCGGCGCGGATGGCGTCAGCGCAATAATCGATAGCGCAGTTGTGTCCTTTGTCGAAATCATCCTCAGCCATCACTTTGTCATCGAGTTTTATCTCGATAGCTGCGCGAGACTTAACCCATGACTGCCAGGCAATCATCTTGATGGCCTGAACGTGAAGTTCTTCGCTGTTGTTAATAGACTCGAACTCTTCACCAAACCACTCCAAAAACTGCTTTCTTGATTCGTCCATATCACTCTCCATCGATGATTTTTTGGGTTACCAATAATATTTGATAGTCGCCATAATTATCGGTAGCAACGCGCAGACGACTGAAAACCGTAAAACAAAACCTACCCCCAATATGCGATATGCATTATTCCAGAGAACAAAACTCATCATCAGAAGGAATCCATGAAAAATCGCGACAAGAAATAAACTACAAATAAACGCATTTACCATCGGTACTTACCCCTCGCTCTTAATCCAATAAAAAAGGGCTACTGTGTAAATAGCCCCTGTTATTAGCTCAGTGATGTAGATGGTCATCAGAATCCTCCTTTCTTCTTGGACTGCGGTTCCTCGCGTTCACGGCGGCGCATTTCAGCAGACTGTTGGTCTGTGTCATAAATAGCGCCATTTGCCTGAATGCAATACACCGTGCCGGTATTGCCATGACGATTGAGACGAAGGATTAGTTCGGTTTCACCAGGTGGAACATTGTCATCAAAAGCACCTTCACGATGGATCCCCACCCAATAATCGCAATCCTGTTCAATCTGCCCTGTATCTCGTGAGTCACTTGGTAATGGGCGTTTATTGGTTCGGCTTTCCAGTGCGCGGTTAAGCTGCGTCAGAAGCACAACAACGCAATCAAGCTCTTTGGCAAGGTTCTTCAGTCCTTTGGTGATCATGCCGTAAGCAAGGTCGTTGCGATCGGCCTTTTCAGCGGTCATTAGTGTCAGGTAATCGACCAGAATCATGCCAACACATCCTTTTTCTCGCTTGATTCGACGGCTTTCGCTGACGATTTGAGCCAGAGATAATCCCGGCGTGTCGTCGATGTAAAGCAGGTCGATTTCACTCAAGCGATTGGCTGTTTCGATCGCCCTGTTGAAGTCACCATCGTAATCACCCTGATAGCCGTCATCAGCGTCATTTGTCGCCGGAAGGTAAAAAATATTCGGGTTAACACCTGACTTCTGTCCTACCAGTTTTTCCAGTATCTGATCACCTGGCATTTCAAGGCTGAACATCAGAGCAGGCTTTTTCTCATGCACTGCGCAGTTGATTGCCATCTGGCTGTATAGCGTCGTTTTCCCCATCTTAGGGCGAGCGCCAATGACAAACAAAGAGCCTTTCACCAGACCTTTCGGTGACAGCATCCTGTCCAGCGATGGGATCCCTGTGCTCATTCCTCGTTGTTCACCTGACGGGTCAAAACGCTTCTCAAGGTCGCTAACCCAGTCTTCCATGACATCACCAAATGAGCGAAGTCCGCGACGCGATCCGGTTTTTGCATGGTCTGTCAGTTGCGTGAAAATCGCCTGAATAGCTTCGTACTTCTGCGTTGCAGTCATTCCGTTGCGGGAATAGAGCAATTCCGTCGCTTCAGTCATGCGGTTGATGGCGTAGCGTTCCATTGCGGTTTCACGAACCTGCATTGCATAGGCAACGATGTTTGCGGCGCTTGGCGTGTTCTTTGCGATCTCAGCGATATAAGCAAAACCGCCAACAGACGCCGTTAATGATTTGCGATCCAGTTCATCGAAAAGCGTCAGCCCATCTACTGGCTTTTGCTCCCGGTGCATTCTGGTTATTTCATCGAAAATGATTTTGTGTGGTCGGCTGTAAAATGAATCAGGCTTCAGCATCGCCAGAACTTTCCGGACGCGCTCACTGCTGTCATCATCCAGAAGCAATCCACCAATAACCGCCTGCTCTGCCTCGATGCTATGGGGCGGCGCATAAAAATTATCGGTCATCGTGTTCACCCTCACGAACTTTCAGGTAGGTATTGTCGTTAAGCAGGAAATCAAATCCCTTTTTGTGCCAGACGGTTCCGCGTTGATGGTTTGGGCGTTCTTCGAACATCCATCGGCAATTTTCGCCTACGTAGCTCAAATAATTTCTCCAGTCCTGCATCGTGAACCCATGCCCGTCAAGCTGGCGGGTTATCACTCCGGCTTTGCGCCAGAACGTTCGGATCTGGTTTTTACGCTTGTCATTCAGTGCGCGGATTCTTGGCGCTTCAGGAAGGATTTCGTGGTAAGCATCGACAACATCCTGACAGCTAACGGAAGGTTTTTTCTTGTCAGACTTTTTGTCTGCTGTGGCACTCTCTAATACGTCAGTATTAGAGATATTATTTATATTATTGTTTATGGACAACCGTTGGACAACCGTTGGACAATCTCCGCTGAGAGCCGCGCCATTACTGGTGTTTGCGTTGGACAACCGTTGGACAACCGTTGGACAATTTTTTGCCTGAAAATCGTCATATTTAACGATTGTAAACAGGCTAAATTTCTTCCCCATCGAGCAAATATTAAGCATCCCTTTCGACTCAAAAGTCCGTAATAAGCTCCGAACTTTGTTGTCGGGGATGAATGTTTCTCTGACCAGCGACGGGCGTCCAGTTATCATCTGACCGCGATCAACAGTTATCGGACCGATATCCGTATTGACGACAGTAGATTCGTGATTAGCCTTGAGGATTAAGTGAAGCCAAAGATGTACTGCCTGAGAGTCCTTATAGAGACTGCTGTCCATAAACTGGCGGTGTATAGAGACATACCCCATACTGGATGCCTCCTGATGTTGTACAGGGTTATGCCTGTAATCAGCTAACTTAACGACGCCCATGTTTCACTCCTGCTTTGGCTAGTCTGTAAACACCAACAAGGCGCTCTGCGAACGCCCTGTTATTTGCTGCGGCTACCACTAATCCCTCAGGTGAATCAGGGTGTCGAATCTCTTCTTTTTCCTGGTATTTCTTACGACGTTTTGTCATAATTACTCCTGTGGATTGATCCAGTCTTTCTACATCAGGCCTCGAAGAATTCGCCGTTCTTCGGGGCTTTTTCTTTTGTCAGGTAATTGGCAAGCCGCTTAGTCAGCTCAGCCATTTCATCGTCTTCGATTCCGTATTCCAGAACAGCCAGCATCATGCTTACCTGCGAGAAGAAACCATTCTTCCATCGGCTTACCTGATATTCAGGAACCCCCATTGCTCGAGCGAATGTCTTCTGCCCCATCAGTGCCAGTTTGTTCAGCAAGGCTGACTCGATGCGAGCCGCTTTCTTGCTTTTAGTTGCAATAGTACCCATAGATAATTTCCTTAATGATTAGATAGAGTTGGCTTCGCAAAGAAACGCAAAACCATAGAGATTTGTTTCTGGTAATGCCCTTTTTCAGGGCTGGGATGTGTAAGAGCGGGAATGTCTTAAGCGGCTTTGTGTTCCGGCGGGAACACGTCATCAAGACTGACTTTTGCGCCTAACTTGTTTAGGCACTCAACAAGAGCACGGCATGTTTTAAGGTCTGGGAAGCGACGACCAGATTCCCAATGTCCGATAGCTCCCTGTGTGCATCCAACTGCCTTAGCAAGTGTTGTTTGAGAGATATTCAGTGACTCTCGATATTTTCGTAGGTTGCTCATATGCCCTCCATAGTAACCATGAAACAATAATACGATATGTACTTTTAGAATGCAAACAAAAAATACATCTTGTGCATGGATGGTTTTAGTACAGAGCGTAATAATAAGGGTATGAAAATGAAATGGTATGAACTGGCTAGATCCAGAATGAAAGAGCTCGGCATAACTCAAGAGAAGTTAGCTGAAGAGCTTGGTATGACGCAGGGTGGAATTGGTCACTGGTTGCGCGGATCTCGTCATCCATCTCTTGACGAGATTGGTGTGGTGTTTAAATACCTTGGTATTGATAACGTCTCATTCAACCACGACGGTACATTTTCACCTGTTGGCGAATACTCATCTGCCCCCGTTAAAAAACAATATGAGTACCCTGTTTTTTCTCATGTTCAGGCCGGGATGTTCTCGCCTGAGCTTAGAACCTTTACCAAAGGTGATGCGGAGAGATGGGTCAGCACAACCAAAAAAGCCAGTGATTGTGCGTTCTGGCTTGAAGTTGAAGGTAATTCCATGACCGCGCCAACAGGATCCAAGCCAAGCTTTCCTGACGGGATGTTAATTCTCGTTGACCCTGAGCAGGCTGTTGAGCCAGGTGATTTCTGCATAGCCAGACTTGGTGGTGACGAGTTTACCTTCAAGAAACTGATCAGGGATAGCGGTCAGGTGTTCCTACAGCCACTAAACCCGCAATATCCAATGATTCCATGCAATGATAGCTGTTCCGTAGTAGGGAAAGTTATCGCCAGCCAGTGGCCTGAAGAGACATTTAGTTAACAGCCTCACAACTCTAAAACACACAACAATAACCCGACCTTAGCGTCGGGTTTTCTTTTTCCAAAACATAAACCCATTAAATACAAAGCGTTATAAAAAACCAATCATATTTAGAACATTTTGTATTGACTCGATAAAGTACAAATCGTACTATTTAGCCATCAGCAGGACGCACTAACCACCATGAAGGTGATGCTCTTAAAAATTAAGCCCTGAAGAAGGGCGGCTTTCAAAGCAGAAGGCTTTGGGATTGGATGAATGAGCAGGCTGATGCTCGACCAATGTATAAACAGCGCTCATGGCAAGCAGTAACCAATCTGCGCCTCAAGACAGCGTCACTGGTAGTGCGGGCGCTCTAACCAGTAAGCCGGGGTTCAGCGCCGGCCATCCAATCACCAAAGCTAACTGACAGGAGAATCCAGATGGATGCACAAACACGCCGCCGCGAACGTCGCGCAGAGAAACAGGCTCAATGGAAAGCAGCAAATCCCCTGTTGGTTGGGGTAAGCGCAAAACCAGTTAACCGCCCTATTCTCTCGCTGAATCGCAAACCGAAATCACGAGTAGAAAGCGCACTGAATCCGATAGACCTTACGGTGCTGGCTGAATACCACGAACAGATTGAAAGCAACCTGCAACGTATTGAGCGCAAGAATCAGCGCACATGGTACAGCAAGCCACGCAGTGAAATGGGTGTGACCTGTTCAGGCCGCCAGAAGCAACGCGGAAAATCAATTCCAGCCTATTACGATTGAGGTGGTCATGCTCAAGAAAATCAAACGCCGACTTTACAAAGAAGGTAGATATTCATGCCAATTGCCAAAATGCGACACAACAAAATGGAGTGTCGATGATTGGTGTAACTGGATAGATAGATACGGAACTTGGTGGGATAAATAACAGGTAACTTAAGCGTATTTACTTTCGCGGCAAACCACATATTTGAGGTGAGATATGGAAGAAGAATTTGAAGAGTTCGAAGAGCATCCTCAGGATGTGATGGAACAATACCAGGACTATCCGTATGACTACGACTATTGATACAAATCAATGGTGTGGACAATTCAAGCGATGCAATGGATGCAAGCTGCAATCGGAATGCATGGTTAAGCCTGAAGAAATGTTTCCTGTAATGGAAGATGGGAAATATGTCGATAAATGGGCAATACGAACGACGGCAATGATTGCCAGAGAACTTGGTAAACAGAATAACAAGGCTGCCTGATGGTGGCCTTTATTTTTGGCGTAAACAACAGAGGTGAATATGAATTATACACCCGGCCCATGGAAATGGTGGACAAGTAACAGCTTTCTGCGATTAAGCAGTCAAGCAACAGGTAAAGATGGTGGTGTCATCGACTCTTATGTCATGAAGGATGGTCACTCATCACTAATCGTTAGCAAAGAAGATATGAATCTGATAGCGGCAGCACCAGACCTTTTAAATGCCCTGCAAGCGATGCTAAACAAGGCATACAAGCAAAACTGGAATGACCATTATCCTGATGAAGTATCGAAAGCACAGTCAGCAATCAGCAAAGCTCTTGGGGAAGAATGATGAATAAGAAATACATCGTTGAAGTTATAGAGCGAGAAACGAAAGAAGTAATTAAACATTTCGAATTTGATAATTATAGAAAAGCTGACCGCGTAGAAGAGGGATTGTTGCGACAAAGTAATCTCGAAAAATTTGATGTTGTCATGCGATGCGAATAAGCACCTATAGCAGATTTGCGAGTCTGCTATGTGGGCAATGTCGCTCGTAACTAAACAGGAGCCGACTTGTTCTGATTATTGGAAATCTTCTTTGCCCTCCAGTGTGAGGGCCTTTTTATATGCATACCAATAATGCTTCACGAGAGGCATTTTAGTTATGCAATCAAATATAAGGAGTTACCCATGATGCACTTTCAGCTCGCGGGTAGCGGCGTCATGTCCGCTTTCTACCCGCACGAATCTGAATTATCACGCCGAGTTAAACAATTAATCAGAGCAGCAAAGAAACAACTGGAGGCGTTATGCGCAATGAAATAGCCATCAATCACCAGATGCTTCGTGCTGCACAGAACAAAGCAGTAATAGCCAGGTTTATTGGTGATTCAAAAATGTGGCTTGAAGCAAATAAAGCGATGAAATCAGCTATCAACCTTCCGTGGTATCGCAGGAAATGAGTTTTACAGATAACTGGTCAGACGGAGAATTCATTCGTCAGATGAAAGAATTAATCGGTAACGAAGGAGATATTCATGTCACTTGCAACCACAGTGAAGGAGAGCAAGTTACAGAGACGCATGTACACGCAGAAAGCTCTCTGGTATCGCCATAATGGTGACCGCGAAGGAATGCGGGTATGCCTTAATTTGTCCCGAGTCGAAGTATTAAATCAGCGTTATTTCCTTGGGCCGTGTCCATTCTGAGGTGAATTATGGATTTGAATAAATTCGATGAGCCATTCAGCCCTGAAGATATCGAATGGCGAATACAGCAAAGCGGTAAAACACGCGATGGAAAAGTGTGGGCTATGGTGCTGGCTTATGTCACGAACCGGGCAATCATGAAACGCCTGGACGATGTTTGCGGCAAAGCAGGATGGCGCAATGAATACCGCGATATTCCCAACAACGGCGGAGTTGAATGCGGCATATCAATCAAGATTGATTCCGAATGGGTAACCAAATGGGATGCTGCTGAAAACACGCAGGTAGAAGCCGTCAAAGGTGGTCGTTCAGGTGCAATGAAGCGTGCTGCCGTTCAGTGGGGAATCGGTCGGTATCTGTATAACCTTGAGGAAGGTTTCGCACAAACATCTCTCGATAAAAAGCATGGGTGGCACAGGGCAAAACTGAAGGATGGAACAGGATTTTACTGGCTCCCTCCATCGCTGCCGGGATGGGCAATCCCAGCATCAGATAACAAACCATCACCAGAAAATACCAACCAGAAATCTCCATCGGTTGACTGCGAACAAATCCTGAAAGACTTCAGCGATTATGCATCAACAGAAACTGACAAGAAAAAACTCATCGAGCGTTATCAGCGTGACTGGCAATTAATGGCTGGCAACGAGGAGGCGCAGGCTAAATGCGTTCAGGTAATGAACATCAGAGTTAACGAACTAAAACAGGCGGCATAAATGTCTCACTTGGACGGAATTATTAAAAGATTCGAGTCCAGCTACAAAGTTAATGAAACAACAGGTTGCTGGGAGTCTACCTATTCAAAAAACAAAGGAGGATACACAAAATTTGTAGCCTTTGGCGTAACAATGCTTTCTCATCGGGTTGCTTTTGAGCTTTATCACTCCCCCATTCCATCTGGGAAGATGGTTTGCCACAAATGCGATAACCCATGCTGCGTTAATCCTGAACATCTCTTTTTAGGTAGCGCGCAAGAAAACATGGACGACAAGATAGCAAAAGGAAGGCATCGTGGAGCCAAGAAAGGTCATGCTCATCATGGTGCAAAATTAACAGAGTGGCAGGTTATAGAAATTAGGAAAAGACTCTCTGAAAAAGAGAGTCAGTACAAGATAGCAAAAGACATGGGTGTATCTCAATCAATTATAAGCAACATAAAAACTGGCAAGAGGTGGAGCAAATGAGTTCTCGCGGGATAAATAAGGTGATTATCCTTGGTCGGGTAGGACAAGACCCGGAAGTTCGATACTCACCATCAGGAACAGCGTTCGCTAACCTGACAATAGCCACGTCAGAACAATGGCGAGATAAAAATACTGGCGAGCAAAAGGAATTGACTGAATGGCATCGTGTTGCTGTATCCGGGAAACTGGCTGAGGTCGTGGGGCAGTATGTGAAAAAAGGTGATCAGATTTATTTCGAGGGAATGCTGAGAACCAGAAAGTGGAAAGACCAGTCAGGGCAAGACCGTTACACAACCGAGGTTCATGTCGGAATTAATGGCGTGATGCAAATGCTTGGCGGCATTGGCGACAGCAAACAACAAGCAGCCAGCAGGCAATCACAGAAGCCACAGCAGCAATCATCACCAGCACAACACAACGAACCTCCGATGGATTTTGACGACGATATACCCTTTGCACCAGTAACTCTCCCCTTCCCTCGTCACGCTATTCACGCAATTTAATCAGGAGAAAATCATGCCAGCGCCTCTGTATGGTGCGGATGACGCGCGCCGCTGTTCCGGCAATTCCGTATCGGAGGTGCTGGATAAATTCAGAAAAAACTACGATCGGATAATGTCGCTACCGCAGGAAACGAAAGAGGAAAAGGAATTTCGCCACTGTATATGGCTTGCAGAGAAAGAAGAACGAGAGCGAATTTACCAGACATCAATCCGACCATTCCGCAAAGCCACATATACCCACTTCCCTGAAATTGACCCGCGCCTGCGTAATTACCGCTCACGCTATGGCGCTATCAGTAATGACTGAGGAATTAACAATGAAAACAATGAAGCTAAACATCGACCTCGGAAAATACGTTATTACCGGAACCAAACACGATCTGATTCTTAGCGAAAGAGGAATTATCAAAGAAGGTGAGAATGCAGGGAAAGAAACACTAAGCCGTATCGGTTATTACAGCAAGTTTGAGCATCTGGTCAAAGAGTTATGCAACCGTGAAATCCTGTTATCTCAGGCGCAGACGCTACAGGATATTCAGCAGCATATCGAGACTTTAGGTGTATCACTTAGCATGGCTGTTGACCAGTTCGTGGAGAGTAAGTCATGAGAGGACTTGCATACAATCCCGGCATTCTTCCGGCAGAAATGATTATTCGCCAACGCGTAAAGCCAATGCCATCGAGAGATGAATTGCTTAAGAGAAAGAGTTTCGGTTCTGTTAATGACAACAAATATCTGAATGCGATGTGGCGGAGTGGGAAGAAATGAAACAAATGTCACTAATTGAGATGGATGGATTTCTGAAAGGTAAATGCATCCCACGAGATTTAAAGGTTAACGAAACAAACGCTGAATACCTTGTCCGTAAGTTCGGTGAACTTGAATCAAAACTGGAAACGGCGTTGCGGGAGTGTCGTTCTGCTGGAATCACGATTGATAACCTTGAGGCTAAATGCGCGAAGATGGCTGCTGAAAATACCTCACTTAAGCAATCTGAGAAGGAATTTAATGACTTTTGTCGTGAGGAGTTTAGCGAATGGGAAGATGATGTTACTGAAACCCCAGCCACCGACGCATTCCTGGCTGAAGTACGGGCGCAGGGAGTGGAGATGGCTATGGAGCATATGCAGTCGAGCGGTTCGTTAACATTTGGAGATTGCTACATATCACTTAACGAGTTCGCCGCCCAGCTTCGTAAAGGAGGCAACCAGTGAGCGAAATTAATTATCAGGCACTGCGTGAAGCGGCAGAAAAAGCAACGTGTGGTGTGTGGTCGCTCGAATATGGAGAGGAGAGATTTGATGCTGGTGATGCGCTAATTCATCGTGAAGTTGTTGGATATCTTCCCATTTGCAGAATTGAAGGAGCGCATCCTGAAAGCGGTTTCGATGAAGGTTTCCAAATGGAACAGCAGGCCAATGCTGAATTCATCGCCGCAGCCAATCCGGCTACCGTGCTAACACTGCTGAACGAGCTGGAAACAGCAAAAAAGCGCATAGCAGAACTGGAGGAGCGGGAAATACTGCTCCCGGAACGTAGCAGCATGCTTCATCGAACAGATTTTCACGATGATTACCAAACGGTAATGGCATACAAAGTTTCTGAAGTCATCGATGCAATCCGCGCTACTGGCATTCGCATCAAAGGAGAGTGAGATGAACGGACAGATATCAATTGTTCGACCAGGAGCATGTGACGATCGCGAAATACGAATGATTATTCGTCTGGCGATGGTGAAAACAATAACAGCTCTCATTACTCCAGAAAATCTCGCATTAGCTTTAACCGGAAAGTCAGACCTGCCAGTGGAGCTAAAGCTGCGAAATGTTGAGATTAAGGTGAAATAGCTATGACCACTATTACCAAAGAACGTATCGAATTGTTCATTAAAAATCCGCTTGATAACGGACTTACTCGTGGCGAACAAATGGAACTGGCACGAATTGCACTGGCCTCGCTTGAGGCAGAGCTAGTTGGTGCATTCCACATTGCTGAACAGCAAGTTGACGGCACAAGTGACTATCTCAAGGATGGAGAATGGCCTATTGATAATGGGATTATTGAAGTCTACGCCGCCCCGCCAGCGCCGGTAGTGCCTGATGAAATGACAGAACACGGCGCAAGACGGGCAACAGGTTTTAACCGTTATATCGTAGCAGGGTACGTAGAAGGCTGGAACGCCTGCCGTGCAGCCATGCTTCAGAGTCAATCCGAACAACCACAAAACGCCCAACAAAATATTCCTGAAAATATTCCTGGTGGCAACTCTCCGGTAATTCCGGAGGGTTGGATAAACTGTAGTGAGCGAATGCCTGTAATTGGCGAGCTAAATTGGAGAACTAGTTTTCCTTTGCTGGTTACGTGTGAGATCGGCGTTATACCTGCTTATTACGGCTTTGTGAGCGTTAATGGTGATAGGCATTATGGCTTTATGGAGAGTCTTAAATACGGAGACGATAGCGGCGGCCATCCTCAAACTAATGAATATGGTCTGATTAGCAATGTAACCCACTGGATGCCGCTGCCATAACCGCCGAGCAGGATGGTGAATAATGCCGCCAGTTAAAGTTGTGATTATCACTTTGGTGATGATAGTGATTGCGAGAATCATGTCTGGTGAAGTTTGGTGGATATGGTAATGGCTAAGGCAGCAGCAGAGCGCAACTAACAATCCTAGCACTCGCGGGGATTTCTTTTATCTGAACTCGCTACGGCGAGTTTTGTTTTATGGAGATGATAAATGCACTTCCGAGTCACAGGTGAATGGAATGGAGAGCCATTCAACAGAGTTATCGAAGCAGAGAACATCAACGACTGCTATGACCACTGGATGATATGGGCGCAGATAGCACATGCAGACGTAACCAATATTCGAATTGAAGAACTGAAAGAACACCAAGCCGCCTGATGGCGGTTTTTTATTACCTGATTTGCAGGTTCGATTCCCTATTCGGAGATAGCACTCATGCAACACGAACTACAGCCTGATTCCCTGGTTGATTTGAAATTCATCATGGCCGATACTGGCTTCGGTAAAACCTTCATCTATGACCGGATTAAGTCCGGAGACCTGCCTAAAGCCAAAGTTATCCACGGGCGAGCAAGATGGTTATATCGTGACCATTGTGAATTCAAAAATAAGCTCTTAAGCCGCGCCAATGGGTAAAATAGCGGGTAAAATATTTCTCACATCCAAAAAACACCATTCCAATCAACCCCCTGCCGCGTCAAGTAGATGTCTGCAGGGGACACCAGATACCCTTCAAACGAAATCTACCTTCACCCCGTAAAAGATGGGTTTGGCAGCACACTTGCCTTATATCTACTCATTTTTACTGCAACAGGTTGAAATCTCAGCACTGTCAGAAAGCGCTGATGACTAAACAGCCCTGGGCCGGGCGATGTAACCATCACACAGAATCCTGATAGCGAAATATGGCGTGACTCGATACTTCACTCCGCAATGCATTCCTTGATGAATTCGCAGGACCGTGATACACGGGACAGGTCACTGAATGACGACAATGTCCTGGAAATCAGCGAACCGCGCATCTGAAGTACATTTGAGCGACTGTACCAGAACATGAATGAGGCGTTTGGATTAGGCGATTATTAGCAGGGCTAAGCATTTTACTATTATTATTTTCCGGTTGAGGGATATAGAGCTATCGACAACAACCGGAAAAAGTTTACGTCTATATTGCTGAAGGTACAGGCGTTTCCATAACTATTTGCTCGCGTTTTTTACTCAAGAAGAAAATGCCAAATAGCAACATCAGGCAGACAATACCCGAAATTGCGAAGAAAACTGTCTGGTAGCCTGCGTGGTCAAAGAGTATCCCAGTCGGCGTTGAAAGCAGCACAATCCCAAGCGAACTGGCAATTTGAAAACCAATCAGAAAGATCGTCGACGACAGGCGCTTATCAAAGTTTGCCACGCTGTATTTGAAGACGGATATGACACAAAGTGGAACCTCAATGGCATGTAACAACTTCACTAATGAAATAATCCAGGGGTTAACGAACAGCGCGCAGGAAAGGATACGCAACGCCATAATCACAACTCCGATAAGTAATGCATTTTTTGGCCCTACCCGATTCACAAAGAAAGGAATAATCGCCATGCACAGCGCTTCGAGTACCACCTGGAATGAGTTGAGATAACCATACAGGCGCGTTCCTACATCGTGTGATTCGAATAAACCTGCATAAAAGACAGGAAAAAGTTGTTGATCAAAAATGTTATAGAAAGACCACGTCCCCACAATAAATATGACGAAAACCCAGAAGTTTCGATCCTTGAAAACTGCGATAAAATCCTCTTTTTTTACCCCTCCCGCATCTGCCGCTACGCACTGGTGATCCTTATCTTTAAAACGCATGTTGATCATCATAAATACAGCGCCAAATAGCGAGACCAACCAGAAGTTGATATGGGGACTGATACTAAAAAATATGCCGGCAAAGAACGCGCCAATAGCATAGCCAAAAGATCCCCAGGCGCGCGCTGTTCCATATTCGAAATGAAAATTTCGCGCCATTTTTTCGGTGAAGCTATCAAGCAAACCGCATCCCGCCAGATACCCCAGGCCAAAAAATAGCGCCCCCAGAATTAGACCTACAGAAAAATTGCTTTGCAGTAACGGTTCATAAACGTAAATCATAAACGGTCCGGTCAAGACCAGGATGAAACTCATACACCAGATGAGCGGTTTCTTCAGACCGAGTTTATCCTGAACGATGCCGTAGAACATCATAAATAGAATGCTGGTAAACTGGTTGACCGAATAAAGTGTACCTAATTCCGTCCCTGTCAACCCTAGATGTCCTTTCAGCCAAATAGCGTATAACGACCACCACAGCGACCAGGAAATAAAAAAGAGAAATGAGTAACTGGATGCAAAACGATAGTACGCATTTCTGAATGGAATATTCAGTGCCAT